TTTTCTGGACTTTCTGGAAGGGTGAATCTTTTCTGTACAAATTCACTATTTTCAAAAGTCTCTTTTGCAATCTGTCGAGCTTCCAGCTTATTAGCTACCAGCTCAGCAATTTTATCAACATCAGGAGTCATTGCTGACTTCATTTTGTTGATAAAGTCATGTGGAATCATTGGAGTTTCGCTTGCAGCGAATGTAGGAGCAATTTCTCCAGCAAACATGATTTTGTCAGCAAAACCTTGATTTACTGCTGATTCAGCATCGAACCATGTAGTCTTGTTCATAAGATCCAATAAATCATCCAATGCTTTCCCAGTCTTATCAACATAAGCATTTGCGATTGATTTATTAAAACCTTCAAGTACTCCAGCTTCATGAAGTAGAGTGTTGTGGTCTCCGTCAACTCGTGATGACACATTGTGGATCATGATTTGAGCAGTAGGGCTAATTTCTACGACATCACCAGCCATTGCGATAACGCTCGCTGCGCTTGCAGCAATTCCCACGATTTTAACAACCACTTTCCCTGAGTAGGCCCGTAATGCAGTATAGATTTCGCTACCTGCATAGACATCTCCTCCCCCCGAATTGATATGGACTTCAATGTCCTCACCAGTTTCCGGAAGTACTACATTTTTAGGAGCGGTACAGTCCCAACCAAACCAATCATAAAGCCAAACATCATCGTTTGACACGATTGTTCCTTTAATCGGAATCACTTTCATCTTCTTTCTCACCTCCCTTCTCTACATCCTCACCAAGTTGATAGTTCTTAGTGATCAGAGGCTTGTCGCCCCACGGTACAGCTTCAAGGCCAAGTTCCTCACGGACCTCATTGATAAGCATGGAACCTGAAGAAATCAGCTTGTCAATACTTTGAGCAAGCGAGAATTTATCTCTTTGCCCTTCACCGACAATTACAAGGCGCTTATTGTCTTTGTATTCGCTTTTGCTGAGCAAAGCAAAGTTCAGACCATCGCTCATTTTCTTCACAAGCGACTGGTAGCAATAGCTGTTAAACATCTTCTGACTATTTTCCAGATTAGCCATGTCCCCATGCATCAGCGCAGTAGGAATTCCTAAGATGTCGGCCACCTCATCATCAAATTGCCTACGGAGCTTCTTGAGCTCATCTACGGATAGGTTTGATGTCCCGGTAGTGTTGGTCAGCTCAGAGTATTCCATTCCCTCTTGAGCCGGGACAATTGCTACTGTCTTTGTCGTAAATGATTTAAAGAGACCGTCTGCATATCGTTGCATCTTTTCTCGTTTTGATTCGTCAAAACTTGCATTCGTTCTAGTGCTGAGTACCCCACGAATTTGATTATTCCGTGCAAGTGCTTCAACCAGTCGAGTGTGTAGTTTTTCATAATCATTGAAGAGTTGAGTGAAGTATTCTTGAAGACGATTGTTGTTGTATTGCAAGAAAATGACTTCGTTCATTTTGAATGGTTTCTGGAATGTATAATTTTGACAGCTTACAGATGTGAATGTGTCATCGAACACAGCATATTTCTGTCGGATGTACGAGTCAGCAATCAATAACTGATCGTCATTCGATAAGAAAATTAGTACTTCGTTCTTGGTCAATAAGCGATAAACCGCCTTTTGCCAAAACTCAGAAGCTGATTCATTTTTGTTGGGTCTTACATTTAGCAGATAATCCCAATCAGTAGCCTTCTTTTTCCCATTCTCAATGAATTTAAACTCAGATCTCGCAAAGATGCGGGCCACGAATTCAGCAGCCTTGTCAATCGACAAGCTCTTTAGTTGAAGATTTCCAAAGATCCGCTCTAGTTCATCAAACTCAAAACTTGGTTCTGGAACTTCTCGCTTGAATAAATTTAGCCATCCCAAGGCACCTCCTCCTTTCTAAAGTTTTATGCCTACCACCCACCCGGATATTTTTTTATCGTTTGAAGAAAGATTTTTTAGAGCGTTTGAGCTCCTTCTTTATTGATTCAAATTCTTTATTTGTTTGTTCAACATTTTGTCCACAAATATCTTCATGTCGTTTCATGGACTGGCTCAAAGTATTCAATTCAACACGAATTGAACCAATCTTGTTCAGCAATTCCATGTTTTCTTTGCTCACTACAGCAAGCTCGCATTCAAGCCCTTGAATCTTTTGTTCAAGTTGTTGTTTCTTCTTCATTCGTTTGTTCATTTTGTTGTCCTTTCTAAAATTCCCAATCTTCGATCACGTCAAGAAAGTCTCCAACAGTACTTTCTTGAATGATTTCTCTCTTGTAGAGAGCAGCAATAAAGGCATGGAAGCCGTCAGTCTTTCGTCTCAACGGTTCCTTTTTCAAAAATCTCTTGTTTCCGTCTTTGTCTTCTTTGACAAAGGTATTATCGGTATACCAGAGCATTGATTTGTCGTTTTCGAAAATGAATCTTTCGTTCGCAAATCCATCTTCAATGATTGGAGCCACCTTCGACTGTATTGCTCCTGGATTTCGCAAGAATTCATACTCAAAATCAGCTTCTTCCAGCAATGGTTTCAGCAAGTCCATTCGAAATCCATCAGCGCAGACAATTTCGATATTGTACAACTTGCGCCACTGGATTAATTTATCAACCAGTAATCTTGGATCTATACTTGGGCCGTCTACGATAGTGAAGAGGCCTTGCTCCTGCCATTCACGGATTGGGGCTTTGATTTTAAACATATCCAAGAATTGCTTTCTGGCAAAACTGTGTTGCTTCCAGATGAACTCATCACCATTTTTAAAGAGTAGACCAACACTGGCAAAGTCTCTGATGCTTGCGTAGTCAAAACCAGCGGCACAAGATCTTCCTGAGAGATCTATGCCAGGGCTTCGCAATGCAGCCATTAACTTTTCACGAGTGGTCACATCTTTTTCGATGTCGGCTTCTGGCAGATTCATCCGCTTGGTCATAAATTCCTGTCTGCCTGATGGTTCCAATTCCAAATCATCATAGTCGGCTTTTGTCCTGGCCAATAAACGTTTGGCATAAGGTGTTGTTTCATCCAGCATAGGATTCGCTTTTGGCCAGTTGCTCATATCATCCACTTCTTCCGGATCATCTAACTTGCAGATGAACGGAAATAAGCGGAATTCCTCAAGCTCTCCATTCAAGATTTTCATTGATTTTTCAATCATCTTGTCGTAAAACCCTTCACGAACATGCCCATTGGTACCGTTGTAAAAGGTGCGAGCATGGGCAATCTTACCAAGTCCTGACCGCTGGATTTTAACAGCAGAGTCATTTTCGAACTGGTGAATTTCATCGAATTCAAGACAGCCATCACGAGCCGAGTCCATTGTCTTCGGATTATTCGTCCGATAAGAAAAGACCGAGTTATTCCCTCGGCCTGTAATAGACATCTTTGTTAAATAAAAATGGTCTTCCAGTCCTCTTCGCTGGACGGTTTCATAAACCTCTTCAAAAGATACTTTCCCCTGTTTCTCCGAATTGGCTGTGATAGTCACATCATAATCTCGGATGGGATACAGTGGGCTGATAAAAAATGCATCTCGACTAGACATGAAACCATTCTTACCACCCCCACGGGCCAAAGTAAGAAGAAATTCATCAAACTGAGGTTCACCGTCCTCTTTCCTAAAGAGAAAGATGAATGGTGTCAAGAATTTTTGATATTTAGCAAGTGGAAAGAAATTCTTTTCAGTGAACTGAATATATTTTTCGATCAGTTCATTGTGAAAATAAAGATCATCCCTTGGATATATCTTTTCTTTGATGATTTTGAATAGCAGTGAGCGTTCTTTGTTGACTTTGATTTTTCCTGATTCGGCAAGTTCAATGTATTCATCAATCAGAGGATGAGAAATCACAATAGATCACTCCCGTCTGATGTTGGTTTCTTCTCGACTGGTGAATTTTCAACCTCAAAGTCAAATGATCGTTCAATAGCTAGTAGCTGATTGCTGGTCGTATTGATTTCTTTGATCAACGAGTTCGCTTTTTGGAATCTTTGCTGACCATTGTGAACTGTGATAACTAATCCATCTTGTTTGAGTCGTTCTTTCAACTCATAAAGTAGACGGACCAGATAGAGATAACGATGAACTTTCTCGTACTGAATTGCATCTTTCTTTCGTGTGCTGAAATTGCCGATTTTGGAAAGTAACTGGTTTTCCAATTCTTTTATATTTTTTTCTGAGTATTCTTCCATGAGCCCCCTCCCCCTTAAAAAATAGTGCTTTGCATTTGGACAATCGACCCCTCCCACCGGTTCCCAGAGACCGATTTTTTTCGATTTTTTTCGACCGGGGGGTCTTTGAGTTTTTCAAAATTTTAAATTTTCATCCCCACCATTCGTCAGAACGAAAATTTTTATTTTGCAACTTGGATGATTTGCGAAATTGAAAGCGATGATGTCGCTTATTGTGACATTCCTTGCACAAAGTACGAAGGTTGTCGATATCTAGAGCAAACTCTGGATAATATTCTAGCTCTTTGATGTGATCGACTTCAAGGTTATCTGTCGTTACCTTTCCCTGATCTCGACACCAGACACATTCAAAATGATCTCGACTCATTGCTTCGAGTCTCAGTTGTCTCCATGATCTCGAAAGATAAAACTCTCTGCGACTTTCTCTTGTCGAAACATCTACTTTCAAATCTTAAATCCTCTGTAACATTTCATACTTTCAATTATCTATTTCTGAAATTCATTATATTATTTCTGAAAACTATGTTG